TAGATTTTTGGTCTCTTAACTGGGCGAGAGAGAATATCTTTAATCCTCTAGAGGAGATGGGTATTACTATGGATATGATGGTCGGTAATCATGATGCCTTCTATAAGAACACTCTGGAGATCAACTCGCTAGAGAGTTTACTTCAGGAGTATTCTAACCTAAATGTATATTCAGAACCCTCTGAGGTTACTGTCGGTGGTCGTAAGATGATTTATCTTCCTTGGATCTGCGATCAAAATGAAGAACAAACAGTAAACCTTATGAGGGAAACTGAGGCAGAGGTTGTCTTGGGACATCTGGAGATGGAAGGATTTAAAACTAATCCTACCTATGTTGCTAATCATGGTAGGCAGGTTTCCGAGTTTTCTAAGTTTAAGATGGTAATGTCAGGTCATTATCATACTAGAAGTAAGAAAGGAAACTTCCAATATATTGGTAATCCCTATCAGATGTATTGGAATGATTATGCTGATGAACGTGGATTTAATATTTTTGATACTGAAACTTTAAAGTTACAGCATATTAAAAATCCTTACGAAATGTTTCATAAAATATTTTATGATGATACTAAAAATGAATATTATGACTTAGATGTTGAAAAGTATAAAGATACTGTAGTAAAAGTTGTTGTAGAAAATAAAACAGATTACACTGCGTTTGATTATCTTATCAATTCTTTGCAGGATGTTACATTAGATCTTAAGATTATTGAAGACTTTTCTACAGAAGTTGATGATGATGATGATATAGAACTTGAGCATGAAGACACTCTAACTATTTTGGAGAAGTATGTTGATGAACTTAATACCAACCTAGATAGTCATAAGTTAAAAGAGATTATGAAATCTCTGTATGTTGAGGCACTGGAGGTGGTATAATGTATATACTGTGTCTAGAAGGCAAGGAAACTGAGGGAGCGTATGCTATTTCAAATAGTAGGAATGAAAGAACCCTTTTACTCTTCACTGAATTAGAGGATGCTGAACGTTTTGCTGGTCTTCTAGTGGCAGATGATTTTCCACTAATGTCTACCGTTGAAGTTGACAGTGAGTCAATGATTGAAATGTGCGAAAGCACCGGGTATAATTACACTGTAATAGAACCCAATGAACTAATAATTCCACCATCACATGATTTATGATTATCTTTGAAACCATTCGTTATAAAAATTTCTTATCTAGCGGTAATAACTTCACGGAAATAAAACTCAATACACATGGCAACAATGTAATTATTGGTAGTAATGGTGCCGGTAAAAGCACTGTGTTAGACGCTCTTACCTTTGTATTGTTTAATAAACCATTCCGTAAGATTAATAAACCTCAACTTGTAAACACTATCAATGGTAAAGATTGTTGTGTTGAAGTTGAGTTTTCAATTGCTAAGAAATCTTATAAAATTATCCGTGGCATGAAACCTAATCTCTTTGAGGTTTATGTCAATGATGAAATGCTAAATCAAGATGCTGCTGCAGCAGATCAACAGAAGTTCCTAGAACAAACAATCCTCAAATTAAACTATAAGTCATTTACACAGATTGTTGTTCTGGGATCTTCTACATTTGTTCCATTTATGCAGTTGCCATTGGCATCCCGTCGCGATATCATTGAAGATCTCCTGGATATCCAGGTATTCTCTACAATGAATACTAATCTTAAAGATCGCATGAAGCAATTAAACGATGCTATTCGCTTCACAGATAAAGATCTTGATTTGGTAAAACATCGTATTGAATCTCATGAAGATTTAATTAAACAGATTGAAACACAAAGCGACAATTTTATACAACATAAACAGGAGAAAATAAGCAAACTATTTTCCCAAAGCGAAGATATCATATCAGAGAATCACCAAATCACAGAGCATATTGAAAATATAAAGAGTGATTTATTTGACGGTGATAAATTATCTAAAAAGTATGATAGTTTAAAAGAGTTTAAGATAAAGTTTAAAACAAAACTTTCTAATTTAAATAAAGAACTCTTATTTTATACTAATAACGATACGTGTCCCACATGTAAGCAAACACTAGATTCTGAGTTTAAGCAAAGTAAGGTAGATAAAAATAAGAACTCTATTTCTGAAACAGAAAAAGCATGGGGCGTCCTTGACGAACAAATTAATGATGTAAAGACGCAGATCAATCAATATAACGAAATCTCTAATAATATCAGAGATAATTATTCTTCCATTGATAAGAACAATGGAATCATTAATCATATTAATCGTCAGATTAGAGATCTTGAGGCAGAGATTAAATCTATTACCGATAGTAAGAAAAACTCTAGTAAAGAGCAAGAGCAGTTAAGTGAATTGAACAAGCAAAAAGTAGAGCATGAGAAAGTTTTGTTCGCACATAAGGAGAACAAAGATTACTTTAATGTTGCTGCTAACCTGCTGAAGGACACTGGTATCAAGACCAGGATCATCAAACGATACCTGCCGGTGATGAACAAACTCATCAACCAGTACCTACAGCAGATGGATTTCTTTGTGAACTTCACACTCAGTGAGAGTTTTGAAGAGACTATCAAGTCTCGTTATAGAGACGACTTTAGTTACGCATCGTTCTCGGAGGGAGAGAAGTCTCGCATTGACATCGCTCTTATGCTAACATGGAGGTCAGTTGCCAAACTCAAGAACAGCGTGGACACCAACCTCCTCATCCTTGATGAGATCTTTGACAGTTCACTTGACAGCAGTGGCACTGATGAGTTATCATATATCTTGAGGAACTTTACTAAGGATCTTAATCTGTTTATTATCTCGCACCGAGAGCATATGGTTGAGAAATTTGACCGTGTTCTCAAATTTGACAAAGTGAAAAATTTTAGTAAAATGGAACAATTGACTAACGGAGACTAATTATGAAATACAATGAAGAGGAACTCCTCAAAGAACTTAAGGACTACATCTCCAGCACGTATAAGCAACATTATTCTGCTGGCAACGATGAGATTCAAACGTTAGATTTGATTGAGTCCTGTGGTGATGCTGAAGCATTCTGTAGAAGTAACATTCTAAAGTATGCTTCACGCTATGATCGTAAAGGTACTGCCCGTCGCGACATTATCAAAATCCTACACTACGGATTACTCCTTCTCCATTTCTCTGACAAATCTAATATTACTGAAGAATACCCTCAATGACTATGAAACTATCTAACGATACGATTGAAATTCTGAAGAATTTCTCTTCAATCAATCAATCCATCGCTGTGGAGGCAGGCAATAAACTTCGCACATTCTCTATTGCAGAGAATATTCTTGCCGAAGCAAATGTCACCGAAGCATTTCCACAAAATTTTGCTATCTATGATTTGAGTGAGTTCCTTGGTAATATGTTATTGATGCATGGTGCAGACATGGAGTTTGGTGCTTCTCATCATGTAAAGATTACTGACACTGGTTCTTCTATGAAGTACTTTTTTGCAGATCCCAGTTTAATTAAAAAAGCACCGGAAGATAATCCTACACTTCCTTCTGAGGATGTAAGTTTTACTTTGACAGCAAAGGATCTTGATCGTCTAATTCGTATGGCATCAGTTAATAATCTTCCTGACCTTTCTGTCGTTGGTGACGGTGAGAAAGTTTCGGTGGTAGTTCGTGATAAAGAAAATGATACTTCAAATACTTTTTCTGTTGATGTTGGTGTAACTAATGATGAGTTTGTTCTCAACATGAAAGTTGAGAACTTGAAAATCTTTAAGGGTGACTACAAAGTCACTATGTCTAAGCGTTTAATTAGTTGCTTTCAGCATCAGATGATCCCTTTGACATATTGGATTGCACTTGAACCCGACTCTAACTAAAACTTTTTTATATTATGAAAGACCAGTATCTCTGGGTGGAAAAATACCGCCCTCGTAAGATTGAAGATTGCATTCTGCCTGATAGCATTAAACGTGATCTTAAGCAACAGGTTGCTGCTGGTGAGTTGAATAATCTTCTTCTCACTGGTCCTCCTGGTGTTGGTAAAACTACTGCTGCTAAAGCATTATGTGAAGAACTAAACTTATCTTATATTGTAATTAATGGATCTGACGAAGGACGCTTTCTGGATACGGTACGGAACCAAGCAAAAACTTTTGCAACGACCGTATCACTTCAAGGAAGTAAGCACAAGGTCATCATCATTGATGAAGCAGATAACACAACCAATGATGTACAACTCCTCTTACGGAGTTCTATTGAGGCGTATCATAGCAACTGCAGATTCATCTTCACCTGCAACTACAAAAACAAAATCATTGACCCCATCCAATCAAGATGTTCCGTCATTGATTTCGCATTCAAAGGAAAAGAAAAGGCAACTATTGCGGGGCAATTTTTCAACCGTGTCCGGTCTATACTTGAGAGTGAAAATGTTGCATACGATCCAAAGGTTGTTGCCGAACTAATTCAAACTCACTTCCCAGACTGGCGTCGTGTTTTGAATCAACTTCAAAAGTATGGTAATACTGGTAACATTGATACTGGTATCCTTACAGAGATTAGTGATGTTAATCTTAAAGGTCTTACGAATGCTTTGAAAGCAAAGGAGTTTCCAACTGTCCGTAAGTGGGTGGTTGCAAATTTGGATAACGATTTTAATATGGTTATCCATCGTATCTATGAGGCAATGTATGATGTTCTCGTTCCTTCTACTATTCCTATGGCAGTCTTAGTGATTGCTAAATATCAATATCAGGCAGCGTTTGCTGCTGATCAGGAGATTAATCTTCTGGCATGTCTAACTGAAATTATGATGGAATGTCAGTTCAAATAAATGAAGAAGATCTTTGGAAGAATCCTCCCGAGCATATTAAAGAACTCATTAGGCAGGGGAAAGAAATTCCTCTGAAAGATCCTTGGGTTCGTAAAATGACTCGTGCAGAAAAAAAATACCAACGTCAACAAACAAAAGACTGAATTTAAAATGAACGTAAAACTGATCCGTATGTCCTCTGGAGAGGATGTGATTGCTGAAGTCGTCAACCATGATGATAATTCCCTCACACTAAAGAATGGAATTGTAGGTGTTCCTACACAGCAGGGCACACTATCATT